TGCAATCAATCAGCTACTTTTTCACTGGCGAAGTCTTTTGACTCCATGGCGGAGTACGAAGAGTTCAAAAAAACTTTCACTAATAGTGACGGGGCGCAAGTCCAAAAGGAGATAACAATGTCTGAAGAGACAACTCAACCCGTTGACTTGGAAGCTTTTGCTAAAAAAGTAGCTGAGGAAACTGCTGCTAAGATAGCCATGAAGCAAGCCGAGACAAAAGCAGCTGAAGAAGCTGTACAAAAAGAAGCTGAGGAGAAAGCTACTGCAGAAGCAGAAGCTAAAGCCCAGCAAGAGGAAGAAGTTAAGAAAGCTATTGTTACTGGCGTTGAGTCAGGAACAGAGCGTCTTCTCAAAGACCTCGAAGAAAAGCTTAATGCACAGCATGCTGATACAGCAGAAATCGTTAAGCAGCACGAAGAAGCTCTGAAAGAGAAACAGGATGAGCTTAACAAAATGCGTGAGTCAAAGCGTGTTTTTTCGAACCGTGGAACTGGAGAACTCACTCCTGAGATCAAGACCGAGCTACTTCACGCTAGTCTTTTAGGAAAAGTTTTCAAGAAAGGCATGGTCGATACTTCCTACGGAAAAGAAGTTCTTGAAAAAGCGGGCGTAACTTATGACGCTACTTCTTCTGCAGGCATCGACGTAGCAGTTGCTTCAACTTTTGAAGAAGCTGTTAAGATTGAGCAAAAAGTCGCTCCTCTCTTTAGAGAGATTCAAGTGGCTTCAGGCGCAACTGTACTGCCTATCATTCCTGATAGCGAGAACGCCAACTTTAGTGCTGATGGTCTTGGAACTACAGCCAACTTGTTGGAAGAAAAGGGAGCGAGCGATAATAACTTCAATGTAAATCGTATCGTACTACAAACTCACAGATTAATCTCTGGTACATTCCTGAGCAATGATACTGATGAGCAAGTAGTTCTTTCCTTGTTGCCTATCCTTACACCTGCCCTTGCTAGAGCACACGCTAAAGCAATTGACTCTGCGATTCTAATTGGTAACTCTTCAATCGCAGGTATCATTGGTGGAGCAGGAACTGACGGAGCTGGATCATTCTTATCGTTTGATTCTACTCTTGTAACTGACCCTGATGCATCTGGAGCTTCCGATGCAATCACTTCTGCAAACTTACTTTCAATTCGATCTGAAATGGGTAAGTTCGGTCTGAATCCTACTGACGTAGCGTACATTGTACCTGTGGACCAGTATTACAACCTTATTAATGACGACGGCTTTGCTGACGTTTCAGAGGTTGGTTCCGACTTAGCATTCAAGCGTCTTGGTGTTGTAGGAGCCGTTTACGGATCTCCTGTAATAGCATCTGACGTGATTGCGAGTGCTACAGGAGCAGGTGGAGCAGCTACTTCTACTGCTGCAGTTGCAGTTAACGTAAATAACTTTGTTATTCCTCGATTAAGAGGCGTTAACGTCGAAACTGATTACGAAGTTGCAAACCAGCGTACAGCTATCGTTGCATCTCAGGCTCTTGGCTTTGCCGAGCTTGAAGCGAAAGCTAATGCACATCCTGGTGACAACGGATCAGTAAGAATCGAGTATCAATAGATACTAGTTCTGATAATAACTAGGGGGAGGGTCTCCTCCCCCAAGTTTTTACTAATTGACTAATATGGCGGACTTAATAACATTACAACAGTATAAAACTGCGGAAGGCATCACTCAACCGAAGGATGACTCACGTTTAAATGCTCTTATACCATCTGTAAGCCAATTAGTAAAAACTTATTGCGGTAATAGTTTTGTTGACTTCTTTTCTAGTAATAAGACTGAGACTTTTACACTTGACTGGGGGACATATATTGTTCAGTTGACAGAAAGTCCTGTAAATTCAATAGTAAGCGTGCAAGAACGACAGTCTTACTCTGACTCTTACGCTACTCTTACTACGGGCGCGTATGAATATGCACTTGATTCAGGGACAGATAGTATACTAAGAACACTTTCTTCAGGAAGGTATAAGAACTGGCCTCTGGGAGTAGATGCAGTAAAAGTAGTTTATACTGCAGGGTACAGTGCAATACCGTCAGACTTAAAACTCGCTGTTCTTGACCTAGTTACTTACTATTTAAAAGACGAACACAAGCAGCGACAAAGTATAGCAGGAGCTAGTCTACAGAACCAAGGCAGCACTAGCCAATCAAATAATGTTTCTTTTCCAGATCACATTAAGAGAGTCCTAGACTTGTATAAAAACTTTTAATGGCTCAAAAAGACCTAAAGAAAATACTTGATAAAGTTCAGGCAGCTATTGAAAAAGACTCCACAGCGTATAGAAAGTTAGTTTCTGATAAGAAAGTACACTCAATTACTGTTAGCGTGCAAAAAATTACAACGCAAGTAAAAAGAGAAATGGAAAGCAGGCTGGGTGTTGGGAAAGGAAAGTTACAAAAAACAATAACGGATGTTATAGATATAGAAGTTCCAAAGATGGTAGCTGGAATGTACAATGATGTAAAAGGCTATAATAATGATACAAAGTTTTCAGAAGTATCAGACCTAGTAGGAAGTACTGCTAGATTTACTTTTGTTTTAGCAGCAAAACCTAATCGAACAGCAAACATATTTAACGCTTTTAGAAAGGTAAAGCAGGATAATCAAAGAACCTTACTTAAAAAATTAAGAGCCGCTATAAGAAAACTAAATAAAGGTCGTACCGAAGGAAATCAGATCCGACAGATTGGAAGAAACTTTCTAGATATAGGACACCAAGATGGGTCTGCAGTATCTACTCAAAGAAAGCAAGCTGCACAAGCGGCTTTATATGAGTTTGGTATGAATGCAGGAACAAATCCTGTAATCTCTGCGTTTTTAAAAGATGTCCAGGACATAGTAAATATATCAATCAGTAAAAGAGACGGGCAGCCCGTTGACATTATAGAAGCAGAATTAGAAAGTAAGTATTTAAATAGAAAGAGAGGAGGAGGTGTTGAGAAAGCACTAGCACTTGAACTTGCAAAAGATTTAAAAACAATTATGACTAAGTTTAATCAAGAGTATCCTACGTTAAAGGGCTCTGATTCAAAACTTGATAAAGTAAGAAAGGCAGTTTTAAATCCATTTGCTAAAAAAGCAGCAACAAATCCTGCAATAAAAGCAAATTTTAAGAGTGAAAAACCCAAACCCTCAAACACTAACGCAAAGGGCAAGACTAAAAAGACAAAACCAACAAGAGGAGCACAAAAAAATCTCACAACTATAGATCAAACTCCTGTGTTTGATACTAAAAGTAGAAGAAGCATGTTTAGCTTTATAGCCATGATAAACAAGAAACTTCCTCGAACTGTAGAAAAGAATATGAGAGCGCCCCGCCTTGAAAACCAGTCGGGGAGACTTGCAAGAAGTGCAGAAATAAAAGATGTAATACAGACACGAAAAGGGTTTCCTAGTTTTGGCTACACTTACGACAAAGATCCTTATCAAGTATTTGAAGTTGGAAAAGGTTTAGAACCTTGGGCAACACCAGATAGAGATCCCAGACGTTTAATTGAAGGCTCAATACGAGAGATTGCAGCAGATATGGCTTTGGGGAGATTTTTTACTAGGAGATTATAGTGGCAAATGAAAGACAGTTTACTTCTCGGAGAGCGGGAATAACACGTGCTCTTGCAGATAAGTTAGCAGGCATAGATGGGCGAGGTCTTTTCAAGCAATCAGTCGCAGAAACAAGTCCTAGACTAAAATTCTGGGATGAAGTAGAAGAGTTTCCTGCAGTTCATCTAAATGCAGGGGCAGAGACAAGAGAGTACCAAGGCGGAGGACATAAAGACAGATTTTTAAACGTAACTGTAAGATGTTATGTAAATGAGGAAGACTCAGTCGAGGCACTCGATGAATTATTAGAAGATGTAGAAACTGTTTTAGAGGAGAATAGTAGATTGAAATATCATGATCGAAACGGCCTTGAGCAGTTCACTCAACAAATCACTATCGTCAGTATTGACACAGACGAAGGTGTATTAGACCCTCTAGGAGTTGGAGAAATACTTATAGAGGTTCGTTACTAGGAAAATTCTGGCACGAATAAATATTCACGACCAGTCTTTTCAAGTTCATAGGAGATAATCTATGGCACAACAATTATATTTTAGCCGTGATACGAGAATGTTTATTCAGTTTCGTAACCCTGCTGATAATACAGAGACAGCCGCCAAGTTAGGAGCTGGAAAGATATGGGAAGTGCCTGTTCTTGATGGATACAGCTTTTCTCAGACAACAAATACCTCCGAAATAACTCTGGCAGAGATGGAAAGTACAGCAGGTATCAGTAGAAGGGGTCGTCGTATGTTTACAGACTCCTTGGCACCTGCGGAATGGTCTTTCTCCACATATATTCGTCCCTTTAAGTCTAAGGCAGGAAGTGTGACTCCTGCTGGATCTGTTGCAGCATCTGATGCTACAGAGACTCACGCAGTAGAAGAAGCTTTCTTTGCTTCTATGTTTGGAGCGGACACGTATACAACTGGAAGTGGATTTACTCGTGCAACAAATGCAGCAGGCTCAGGAGGAGGAGTAACAGGAGGAGTTATTACTCCAGGTGCTAATAGTTCTATTATTACTATTCAAGAGTCTAACAGATCAGCACTTACCAGTTTTACTCTATACTTTATGATAGATACAGCAACTAGCAACCCTCTTGTGTACAGGCTTCCAGAAGCAATTGTAAACGAAGTATCTGTTGACTTTGATGTTGATGGTATTGCTACTCTTAACTGGTCTGGTTTCTCAAAAGAAGTACAAGACGTATCTGGAAACGTATTTACAGGCACTTCAGCTCCTGCAAATAGCGCAACTACAACTGACGGATCTACTATCGCTCTTGGAGATATTTTCATTGATACAGACAATGCTGCGGGAAGACAATTCAACCTTGTAAGCTCTTCAGCTAGTACAATGGGTGTAACTGCAGCTATTGATGAAGGAACTACGAGTACAAAGAACTTTATTCGAAATCGACTAACTTCGGTTAGTATTGAAGCAGCAGTAGCGGCTGACAAAGCCACTACATTCCCAGGTCAGAAAGTAACTATTTCGGCTATGGATTCTACTAATAACGTTCTTACTACTGCGGCAGCTCATGGTCTTAAAACAGGTGATCAAGTATTTATTACTGGAGGAACCGGTGTAACTAGCTTGAATAGTACACACCACTTTGTTCGGGTTGGAGATGAAACAAGCTCCTATAACTCCAGCGCTAATGCTACCACTGAGTTCGCGTTATTTACTACAAAAGCAAATGCAGAAGCAGCTAGTGGAACTACGGGACTTGTAACTTTCACAGGTACTTATAATGCAAATACTGCTACAGCTTCAAATGGTAAATATGGCCTTACTTTGACAGGTGGTAACTTTACTATTGGAAATAATATCACGTATCTTGTACCAGAAGAACTTGGTGCTATTAACAAGCCTCTTGAGCACGTAACAGGAACACGAAGTGCTACGGGTACGGCAACTTGTTACTTAACACTAGAAGACTCTGACTTGAGTAGTGGTACTTCCCGTCAGTTTTTTAATGACTTAGTAAGTACGGGTGCTATGAGTCAGGTTGTGAATAAGTTTAAAGTAACTATGGACATCGGTGGCTCAACAGCCGCAACTTCAGGCAGTAATGATCCCGCGTTACAGATCGTATTCCCAACAGCCCACATTACGGTACCGACTCACCAGATCGAAGACGTAATATCACTTGAAACAAACTTTGAAGCACTACCAACAGACTTTGGAACTGCTGACGAGATAACATCACTCACCTACTTCCCAGTAGGCGACTACGCGTAACCAAAAAGGGGCTTCGGCCCCTTTTTTCACTCACCCCCCAAAAATAATTCTTGACATTTTTTGTGGTTTACAGTATAATTTAGTTTTTAAATAGGAATTTATCAAATGGCAGAAGCAGAAACAAAGAAAGAGCCTGTATCTCTAGCGAGTCTTATGACTCCCAGTAAAACAGTAAAAATAGACTACCCTGGGTATGAGGGAATGACAGTTGACTTATGTCACTTAGCAAGAGAAGAGCTAGTTAAGTTACGGAAGCGTTGTCTTATCTCAAAATGGAATAAGAAAACTCGACAGCCAGAAGAACAAATCGATGATGATAAATTTATAGTAGAATATTGTAAAGCAGTAATAAAAGGGTGGAGTAACCTAAAGTATTCATACTTAGAAGAGCTTCTTTTGGTGGATACATCTGGACTTAACCCTGAAGATTGCTTACCGTATACTGCGGCAAACGCAGAGTTGCTTATGAAGAATGCAACAGACTTTGATACGTGGGTAACTGAAACGGTAGGTGACTTAGAAAATTTTACTCGGAACAAGTAGCTGAAGTACATAGGCTACTTGAAAGATACGTAAATGAACAGGGCCAGATGGATGTTGAAAAATATCTGCGTATATGTGAACAACTAGGCGAAGAGCCTGACCCCGAAAGAATGCCGCTCGACCGATCTGGTTTTCCAGAAGAAGTCCAAGTGGCATTTTTTATATCTGATCAAATATCAGAAAAATGGGACGGAATGTCAGGGAGCTACTTAGGAAAGAATTGGTTAGAAGCGCAAGAACTATTTAAACTCTATGAGATACCAAACCCGAAAGAAATACTTGGGTTTATGCAAATGCACGATATGTATCTCATGAAGAAACGTTTTGAAGACGGGGAACGAAGACGTAAATCTAAAGAAAAACAATCCAGCGGTGGAAAACAGTACACCCATAATGTTAGAGGATAATGGCTGATAATATAGTAACAATTCAGGTTCGTATCGATGATAAAGGCAACCTTTCTGCTGTAGGTAATAAGGCTGACGCAGCTGCAGGCAAGATGGATAAAGCCAGTAAGTCAGCGGGCACCCTCGGACGTAACATGAAAGGTGCTGGAGACGCTTCTTCTGGCGCAAGCAAAAACTTTTCAAAAATGTCCCAAGGCATGGGCGGGTTCGTTGGTGCTTATGCAACTCTTGCAGCTAACGTTTTTGCCGTATCTGCTGCATTTAACTTTCTAAAAAGAGCCGCTGATGTAGAACAACTACGAAAAAGCCAAGTTGAGTTTGCTAACTCTACAGGTACAGCTCTTCAATCAGTAACTTCTCGTCTAAGAGAGGCAAGTGGAGGTATGTTAGGATTCCAAGAAGCCGCACAAGCTGCTGCAATAGGCTCGGCAAAAGGTTTCAGCGCCCAACAATTAGAAGAGCTAGCTATAGGAGCGGGCAAGGTGTCTAAAGCTTTAGGTAGAGACTTTACCGATTCTTTTGATAGGCTAGTAAGAGGTGTGTCAAAAGCCGAACCCGAACTACTAGACGAACTTGGTATCACTCTTCGACTTGAAGAAGCTACTAAAAGCTATGCAAAAGCTCTGGGGGTTAATGCAAAAGAATTAACAACGTATCAGAGAAGCCAAGCGGTTTTAGCAGAGACACAGAGGCAGTTAAATGAGCAATTTGGAGACTTTGACGGAAACCAAAATGCCTTTGTAAAGCTACAAAAAACTTTTGAAGATGTTGTAAACTTAGTAGCTGAAAAAGTTTTGCCTGTTTTTGAGTTTTTTGCAAACATTATTGCAAATAATATAGGAATAGCTATAGGTGTATTTGCCCTTATAGGTGCAAAAATCTTTGGTACTATACCTGCTGTTGCAGGGTTAGGGGAATCCTTAGATGAATTTGTTTCGAACGCAGAGGAAGGAATTACTTCTGCGACCGAGGATATGGATGAGTATTCCGAGTCTATAGCAAATGCAAAAAAAGAACTACAAGATCAAGCAGACTTAGCAGATAATGCTTTTAAAGGGGCACAAAAAGGGGCACAAAATGTTGCAAAGGATCTAGACGCTAGAAAAGGTTCGGGTCTTGAAGCTTTACAAAAGGGAGAAGAGCCTAGTAAAAGACAGCTTGCAGGAATGTTAAAAGCAGCTAGAGACAATAAGGGAGAGTATGCAAAGCTTGATACCGATAGACGAGTTTTTTTCATAAAGCAGTTAGAGAAGATGCAAAAAGCCAGTAAAGAAACTAATAGAAGTTTTGTGGTTCATGCAAAGAGAGCCGGTTTAGGAATGAAAAGCCTTGGTCTCAGTATAAAGAAATTTGTAATTCTTGGCCTTAAAAAAGCAGGTTTACAAGCTAAGAAAACTTTTGCTGGTATTGCAAAAGGAGCTATAGGAGCGGGTAAAGCTGTTGGTAAAGTATTTAAAGTTGCTGCTATTGGTACAGCTCTTCTTGGAGTATTAGATGGTATTGATAAAATCTTAAAGTTTCCTATAACTTTTTTAAGAACTACTATAGATGTTGTTGTAAAACTAGGAAGTATTTTTCAAACTCTTATAAATGGTATATTAACAGGCTTCAATCTAGTAGCAAATAAAGTTAGATCTATTCTTGGAAAAGAAGAGCAAGAAGCTTTTCAACTTGACTTGATTCCCGAAGACGCAACCAATAAACTGATGGAATATTTGGAGACGCTTCCAGTAGTGGGTGAAGCTTTGGACAAGCTCCAAAAGACAGAAGATAAAAATACAGCACTAGCAAAGCAACAAGCGTCTCTAGAAAATTTAGGTGAAGCCGCTAAAACAGTAGCTGCTGACTTAGCCGCTGTAAATGAAGGTTTAGTGGGGCAAGGAGCAAGTGCCGAATCAAGTATGAAACGAATGACTGCTATTGGAACAGCAGGGATTTCAGGTCTCGTTCGAAAAGCACTAAAAGATGCTACAACTGGAGAAGGCGATGATGCAGTAGTAGACCCAGAGGCTGCAAAGGCTGGAATGAAAGCGATTATAGATAAGCTTGGAGACGAAGCGAAA